TGCTTTGGCTTGGCACTTTGTTGGCCAGCCTCTTGTCGTTTTTGGCATTGCAGTGGCTGGTGTTGACACCCCTGAACTTCCTACATTTGAAATGGAAAGCCTGCTAACGGTTTTATTGGGTATGCTGGGCCTTGGCGGCCTGCGCACCTTTGAAAAAACCAAAGGCGTTTCACGCGAAAAATGACGCCCGCTCAACTAAATGAGTGGCGCATTGCCCCTAGAATTTTAATCTTGGCGATGACCTTTATGACGTACCGTGTTGTAGAGTGGTTTATGACATTGCCCGATCCTAGCCCAGAGCAAGCGGCTTTAGTTTCTGTAATGACGGGCGCACTTACCGGATCGTTTGGACTTTTTGTAAGTAAGAGCGAAAAATGAGCTACAAGCATTTTACGCTAGACGAGTTTAAGTGCCGAGAAACGGGTCAAAACGAAATTAAACCCAAATTTGTAGAAGTCTTAGACCAGTTGCGAGAAGACTGCGGGTTTCCGTTTATTATTAGCTCGGGGTATCGCTCTCCCACACATTCTATTGAAGCGGCTAAAGAAAAGCCCGGAACGCATACGCAAGGCATCGCTGCGGACATTGCGGTCTCGGATGGCACACAAAGACGCATCATTGTTGAAAAGGCGCTAGAGCTTGGCTTTAACGGAATAGGCGTAGCCAAAAAGTTTATACACGTAGATATCCGCACCACCGCCCCCGTCATTTGGACATATTAGTTGCCTATCTTAGATCGTCGTGTTATATAGATACGACATTCTAAGATGGAGCGCATGTGGACTTTATCCAGTTAGCTCAGTTTATCCAGCGAGCGGTTAAAGACCGCAGAACTCACATCTCAGAATTGTTGGAAAACAACCATGTTAAGTCCATGGAGCAGTATCAAAACCTCATGGGGGAATTATCTGCTCTGAATTTTATTTCACAGGAACTCTCGGGCCTGCTTGAACAACAGGAGCAATTTGATGACTGATGCTGCCGAAGCATTGGATTTAGATGCCGCAAAAGAAGGCGTCAAATCTTTGTACAAAGAACCGCAACAAAAGGTTCTTGATCCAGACGCGATGGACAAAAACCTTTTAGATCGTATGCCCCAGCCCACCGGCTGGAGGATGCTTATCCTTCCTTATCGCGGTAAAGAAACCACTGAAGGTGGTATTTACATTCCGAACAAAGTTCTTGACGACACTCAAATTCAAACGGTTGTGGGCTATGTCGTAAAACAAGGTCCGCTTTGTTACAAAGACACCGACAAGTTCCCGGAAGGGCCTTGGTGTGAAGAAAAGCAATGGGTGGTATTCGCCCGATACGCCGGATCTCGTTTTCGCATTGAGGGCGGCGAATGTCGCATCATTAACGATGACGAAATTTTGGCCGTAATTGACGATCCCGAAGACATTCTTAGCCTTTAAGGAGGAATCAGCATGAGTAGTGCTGCGGAAGAAGCTCAGTTTGAGCTAGAAGTGGGCGATGCAGTAGAAACTGAAGTAGAGATTGAGGCAGAGGACACGGAAGCTGAAGCCGCTATCGAAGACGTTTCTCAAAAACCCGAGGAAAAACAAGAAGATGAGCTAGAAAATTACAGCGAATCCGTACAAAAACGAATTAATCGTTTGACCAAAAAAATGCGGGACGCAGAGCGGGAGCGCGAGGAAGCGCTTCGATATGCTCAAAACGTTCAAAACGAAACCGAGCAAATTCGTCAGCGAATGCAGAGCCTTGATCAAGGCTACATGACTGAGTATGGGAGCAGGCTAAACCTTGAGCAACAACAAGCAGAAGCCAACCTTAAACGAGCGGTAGAGCTTGGAGATGCCGAAGCTACGGTTGCGGCGCAAAAAGAACTTAGCCGTTTGGCTGTAGCAGAAAACAACTACGCGCAGGCGCAACGGCAAGCAGAGCGACAATATCAACAACAGCCCGCCCAACAACAATATCAACAACCGGCTCCTGAACCGCAACCGCAAAAACCAGATGCAAAAGCGGAAGAATGGGCAAGTAAAAACGCATGGTTTGGCACTGACGAAGCCATGACGTTTGCCGCATTTGGCATTCACAAGAAATTAATCGAAGATGAAGGATTTGATCCTAAGTCAAATGATTACTATAATGAGCTTGATTCTCGAATTAAGCGGGAGTTTCCGCATAAGTTTGAGCAAGATTCGTCAGCCAGCCGCAGGCCCGCCCAAAATGTAGCTGGAGTTTCACGTTCTAGTAGTTCTGGGCGCAATGGAAAAAGGGTCAAACTCTCCCCGACCCAAGTAGCAATTGCTAAAAAGTTGGGAGTGCCGCTTGAAGAATACGCGAAATACGTTAAGGAGTAGTGAGATGTCCGAAGAGAAGAAAAGCTTTGAGGGCATTAAGCGCTCCTCACGTGATGCATCGTCAAGGGAGAAGCAAGGTAGGCGTAAGCCTTGGGCTCCCCCGTCTATGCTAGATGCACCGCCTGCACCAGAGGGCTATAAACATCGGTGGATTCGGGCAGAAGTGCGTGGTTTTGATGACACGAAAAACATTTCTGCCAGATTGCGAGAAGGCTATGAGCTTGTTCGCCAAGACGAATACCCTGATTTTGAATCCCCGGTAATTGAATCAGGTAAATATGAAGGTGTGTTTGGTGTGGGTGGTCTGATGCTCGCTCGTATTCCTATTGAAACTGTGGAGGAACGCGCTGAGTATTTTGCTCAACGAAACGCGGATCAAATGGAAGCAGTTGAATCGGATATGTTGCGAGAAAACGCTCATCCAACTATGACAATCGGCAAGCCCGAGCGTCAAAGTCGTGTAACTTTTGGCGGCTCTAAGAAATAGGGCCGCACAGAACGGAGATATTAACTCATGGCAAATCAAGAAACTGCCTTTGGTCTTCGTCCTGTTGGTCTTGTAGGAAGCGGTGTTAACAGCACTGGCGTCACTGAGTATGAAATTGCTAGTGACAACACGAATGCCATCTATAACGGTGCAATCGTGGTTCCTCTTGCGGCAGGCGTTATTGACCAAGCCGGAGATACTGCGGGCGGCACTACGCAAGCCCTCGGTGTCCTCGTAGGGGTTCAGTACCACGATTCTACCCAGAAGAAGCCTGTATGGCTTAACTACTGGCCCGGATCAGGTAGCGTGTCTGTAGACACTAACTACCCGGTAAAAGCTCTTGTAGCTGACAACCCCAACCAATTGTTCGTCGTAGCGGCGGATGCCACCCTCACTAACCGGGCAACCGCGCTGGCGGCTGTTTTTGCAAACGCAAGTCTCGGCACTTCAGCGCGTAGCGGTTCTACCGATACGGGCAAATCAAGTGCAGAGCTTGGCGTAAGCACAATTGCTACCACGGCTACTCTGCCGTTGCGTATTGTAGGTCTGGTTGATGATGACGCTAATAATGATTATGCGTCAGCGGGTGCGCACTTGCTCGTTCGATTGAACGCTCACTTCAACGCAGCCACGCGGGCGTTTGCTTCTCAAACAACCGCTGACTCAACTGGTATTTAAGGGAGACTAAGTAATGGCTATTTCTCGCGCACAACTGGCGAAGGAGCTTGAGCCCGGACTGAACGCTCTCTTCGGCCTTGAGTATGATCGCTACGAAAAAGAGCATTCTGAGATCTTCGATGAAGAGTCTTCAGACCGTGCTTTTGAAGAAGAAGTAATGCTGTCTGGCTTCGGCACTGCGCCGGTTAAGTCAGAAGGCGGCTCTATCTCGTTTGATGACGCGCAGGAGACTTTCACTGCTCGTTATACTCACGAGACTATTGCTTTGGCCTTCAGCATTACTGAAGAGGCTATCGAAGACAATCTTTATGATCGTCTTGCTTCTCGTTACACCCGTGCTTTGGCACGATCTATGTCACAAACCAAGCAGATCAAAGCGGCTTCTATCCTGAACAATGCGTTCAGCACTGGTTCTCCAGTGGGTGATGGCGCTGCTCTGTGTTCTTCTGCACACCCCTCTCTGTCTGGCAACCAGCGTAACCAACTGTCTGTAGCGGCTGATCTCAACGAGACTTCTCTTGAGCAAATGCTAATTGACATCGCTGGCTTTACCGACGAGCGTGGTCTGAAGATCGCGGTACGTGGTATGAAGCTGATTATCCCGAAGGAACTGCAATTTATTGCAGA